TTGCAGCGCAAACTCAAGGACAAGAAGCACAAACCTATGAAGGTCCAGACAATGTATCGATTCAACAATCGTTTAGTTGCTGCATGAATTACGTATTCAAAGACGCAAATGCAACACACCGATTGCTGTGGATGCAAGGTCAATCACAACTAGCAGCACAATGTAAGCTGCCTATTGGTACTTGGTCGTGCTTATTCAAGGACGATGATGGTATCATCTACAACGCCAACTCTGACAACACATTCACCCGTATCAATTGATGAACGTTTACACACTGCGCTACAAGACTGCATGGTCTGGCGATGAGATGCTCATGGTGTATTCCAATCTACGAGCTGTCATAAATCGTCTTGAGATCATGGACCTACATGATAACTTCGATGAGGATGAAACTGTCATCATTGAGTGCATGGAGGTAACATCTGAAGAGACTTCACTCGAACGTCTCAACAACATCCGCAAACACTACGAGGACAAAAAGAGCAAATGATCTGGAACGAAAGCACCATCATCCTCGCCATCGTCGGTATGGTAGGATTGTTTAGCACTGCTGTCATCTGGCAGCGTGCTAACCGTATCACCGGGAGGTACTATGGAAAACGTTGACGCACACGATGACAACTTCTTTATCAAGAACGCAGTCCTCTGCTGGCTACATCACTATGGTGATCAAGGTCACAGGTGGGATGACATCTACAAGGAGCTAGCCAAACGTGATACATACACAAGCATGGAGTCTAATGATGACAAACCAAAGCCACGTCCAGCCAGACGACGCAAACCCAAGGTCTCTACCAACACTTGATCTTTCACACTCACCATTGCGTGAGTATGAGGTCACCCTGTCAAGTGGCGAGCGTATGTATATTCTCGCCGCCAATTCCGAGGAAGCCGCATGGGATGCCTTGGAGTTGTCCATGGACAGATCTAGTAAACTGATTAACATAACACGTACTTATGAGTGGTAAAAGGTCCAAACCTTACTTCCCAAACAACTGGAAGAAATTCAAGGATGCACCACCAGAAGCCTTTGTCGATCATCTCTTTATTGAGGTCATGGACTGGAAGGTAGCAGGGTGGGAGATACCATCTGACGTAGCTTGTATGATACGTGCTACAAACCTAAAGAATGGTAGAGTCAAAGAGCACATCTACAAGCGTCAGCACGCTGCTGAGGCTAAGGTTGTAGAGTACATGAACAAACAGACTCATGAGTTCGTTGTATGCACTCATGAGGCCATCCACTACATTCACCCAGATCAACTCGATGACGACAACGACTTTTAACTTTCTTTTGGACACTCTGATGCATGAGGTTGAGATGCATCCATACCGTGACGAACTGATTCAACTGATGCACGAACAGCAGGAGGACGACAATAGCGACACCGTTTGAGATTGACAGGCAAGTCAAGCTTGAGCGTGATCAGATACGACAAGGACTCAAGCAGCTACGAGACGACACAGCCAACCTGGAGGGCAAACAGTACGCATCAGCTAGTGTCTATGGCGTGGCTTCTATTGAGCAGCTTATGCCTCTTGTGGCTGATCGTATCAAAGCCACTGGTGCATCTATAAGAGAGCGTAAGAACGGCAGGCTGTTCAAAGAAAAGATGCAGTACCTTTCAGACATTGAGCCTGAAGCTGCTGCCACTATCTCTTGCAAGGTCACCTTTGATAAGGTGTTTAGCTATAAACCTAAATCTAACCTCGTACAAAATGTGACCGATGCAATCGGCACAGCAGTAGAAAACGAGTGTATGATGCGTTACTACGAACGTAACGTGCCTGGTTTGTTGAAGTACATCAAGGACAAGTACTGGCACAAATCATCTGGTACACATCAAAAGGTGAAAAATGTAATCACTTTGATGAACAGAGTTGATATCGAACACTGGCAACCTTGGGGTATTCAACTGCGAATCAAGCTAGGTGGCTGGTTGTTAGACTGCATCTGCGAATCATCGCAATGGTTCATGACACAACAGCGCCGTGAAGGACGTAAGACCTTCATTGATGTGGTACCTACACCTGAGTTCATGGTGATCAAGGAGCAGGTGTTAGCCAACGCTGAGCTGTTCAGTCCATTGGCTTGGCCGATGCTGATCGAACCAAACGACTGGACCAACGAAACCCCTGGTGGTTACTTGCTTAACGAGGTTATGCGCGGCCATCACATGGTACGTAGGGGCAAACCCTGCCTTATACAGGGAGAAACACCGATCGCCTTTCTGAACAAGATTCAGAAGGTAGGATATGCTCTCAACAATCACGTAGTAGATGTCGCAAAGACATTTCAAGAACGTGGTGTTGAAGTTGGTAAGTTTATCCCTGTTGTGGACATGCCTCTACCACCTAAGCCCGTAGACATCGCAAACAATGCGGAGTCCCGTAAGGACTACCGTAGGAGGGCTGCAGAGGTATGTAACATAAATGCACAAGCGTTCATGAAGTCATGTCGTACAAGGATGACAATGAACGCAGTGGAGATCTTCTCTAAGTATGAGAAGTTCTTTATTCCATGGTCGTTTGATTACCGTGGACGTGCTTACCCTATACCTGCATTCTTGACACCTCAAGACACAGATTTTGGTAAGTCACTACTTAAGTTTCATGAGCAGTCGTTCATGACACCCGAAGCTGAAGCATGGTTAGCCTTCCAGGTCGCTACCACCTATGGTCTGGACAAGGCAACCATGCAAGAAAGACAGCAGTGGGTAAAGGACAATCAATCTCTTATAGCTCGTGTCGCAAAGGATCCAATTAGGAACTTGAGTGACTGGGATGAGGTTGACGAGCCTTGGCAGTTCATGGCAGCATGTGAAGAATACCACGCATGTGTAATGACGTGTACTAGACAGCACACATCTTTACCTGTAGCTACAGATGCTACATGTAGTGGTCTTCAAATACTGGCTGGACTTGCAAAGGATGCGTCTACTGCTAAGCTGGTCAATGTCCTACCATCTGATACACCACAAGATGCTTACAAGGTAGTCGCAGAGAAAGCTGCCCCACATGTACCTGATACAATCAGACCATACATGGACAGAAAAACTGTCAAAAGGGTAGTGATGACCGTACCTTACAATGCTAAGCCCTACTCTAACCGAGGTTACATACGTGAAGCCTTAAAGGAGAAGGGTGTCGAAGTAGAGAAGGACGACCTAACCATTACCGTCAAGGCAGTACGTGATGCCATGAACGTCATTGTTCCTGGTCCCATGGCTGTTATGTCTTGGATTGAATCAGAGGTAAGCAAGGCTATTGATCGTGGTCTCACAGAGATCACATGGACAACACCATCTGGTTTCTCAGTTACACAACGGCTGATGAAACCTGAGATTAAACTTGTTGAATTACAGTTGTTAGGTAGGTGTCAAATTAAGGTGTCTACAGGTGCAAGCGACAAGGTTGATAAGGCTCACCACAAAAACGCAACAGCCCCAAACCTTATCCATTCACTTGATGCAAGCCTCTTACACCTATCTGCACTACGCTTCGACGCACCTATTTCACTCATACACGACTCGGTTCTATGTCGTGCTACTGACATGCCTGTTCTTTCAGACATTGTCCGTGAAACATACATGCACCTATTTGCAGAGCATGAGTACCTAACTACCTTTGCCCAACAGATTGGAGCAGAGACCGACCCACCGATGTGTGACACACTGGAACCTGCATCGGTTATCAATTCCACCTATTTCTTTTGTTAAATGACACGCAACACTATTGTGACTGAACAGCCCGTTGTACTAGAGGGCTTCCAAGCTGTGATGAAACCTGGTAAGTTTGGCTTTAGCCTGAAGGCTATTGTCAACCAAGAAATCATTGATCAACTTGAACCTGACCGCACTGAGTCCCTGAAATGGGCAGAGTCTAAGCTCAAGAACCCGAAGCGTTCTGTGCTGAAACCTGAGCCTTGGGAAGAGGTGTCGGAAGGTAAATACATTGTCAAGTTCTCATGGAACGATGACACTGCACCTCCGATCGTTGACACGGAAGGATCACCTATCGTGGATTCTGATACGCCTATCTATGGTGGATCAAAGGTAAAGCTGGCTCTGTTCCAGAAACCTTACATCCTCAAGGACGGTGTGACCTACGGCACAAGCCTGAAGCTTAAGGCTGTGCAGGTTGTCTCCCTATCTAACTCTGCTGGTGTTGACACTGGTGACATGAGCGAGACTGATGTAGCTGAGCTGTTCGGCTCTACGCAAGGGTTCAAGGTCTCTGACCCCAATGTTACCCTCAAGGAAACAGCTCCAACAGACGACTTCTGATGGCTTTCCGATCCGGACTCGAAGAGAGGGTCGCTGACCTTCTCGTCGAACTGGGTGTCAAATACGAATACGAGAGTACCAAGGTCCCGTATGTAATCCAACACAACTACACGCCTGACTTCATTCTCCCGAATGGCATATGGCTAGAGTGTAAGGGTTACTGGGACAGTGCTGATCGAAAGAAGATCAAGTCTGTTGTTCAAAAGAATCCTGGCGTCGATCTTCGTATGGTGTTTCAAGCACCCTATAATAAAATCTCTAAGAAATCTAAGACAACCTATGCTGCCTGGTGTGATAAGCTAGGTATCAAATGGGCTGTCTTCTCAAATATCCCATTAAACTGGCTAATATGACCAGTGAGTTTGTCCGGCACATGGAGTGCCCACACTGCGGGTCGTCAGATGCAGCTAGCCTGTACGACGACGGCCACGTTTTCTGTTTCAGGTGCTATACTCATACACCTGGGGACAGCACCGACGTTATCCACACTCACCACATGC